CCTGGAATGAAAAGCATTGGCTGAAAAAGAGATTTTTTGACACAAAATCCCCAGATATCCTTGCGATGACCACAGACTACCGATGTAATGAATGGCTGGATGATGCAGACCTTCGGGTGTTTGAGGAAATGCGAAAAAACAACCCGCGCCGATATAAGGTAGCAGGAGAGGGCGATTGGGGGATTGTGGACGGCCTTGTTTATGAAAACTGGGAAGAAAAAGCGTTTGGCATGGACGAAATCAAGGCAATTCCAGGAATTAAATCAGCTTTTGGTCTGGACTTTGGTTATACTGCGGATCCGTCCGCGCTGTTTTGTGGTTTAGTTGATACCTCAACCCGCACAATATGGGTGTTTGATGAAATGTACGAAAAAGGGTTAAGCAACCGCAGAATTGCAGAAAAAATAAAGGTGATGGGATACGCAAAAGAACGAATCAGAGCCGACTGTGCAGAGCCCAAAAGCATTGATGAAATCCGTGACGAAGGGATTTATAACATCAGAGAATGCCGGAAGGGCAAGGACAGCATCAACAATGGCATCCAGTACATTCAAGATTATCACATCATCATCCATCCAAGATGCGTGAACTTTATCACCGAGATTGGTCTTTATCGTTGGGATGAGGACAAATCGGGAAAGAAATTAAATAAACCGGTAGATGAATTTAACCACTTGATGGACGCTATGAGATACGCACTTGAGGATATTCTCACAGGACCAACATTCAGTTTTGATTAGAGGTGATACAGTGATTGAGCCGTTTGAGGAAACAAGAAAAATAAATCAGATGATTTCTTTGGGTGGATATACCGGAATGACTGAAAATCAGTTTTTTGAGCAGCAGATCAAATTGTGGTATAGATCCAGGGAAAGAGAAGAACAGATAACAGGAGAGAAATATTATATCGGTCAGCAAGATATTTTGCAAAGAAAGCGAATGGCAATCGGAAGAGATGGAAAGCTGGAAGAGGTGGATAACCTTCCAAACAACCAGATTGTAGATAACCAATATGCGAAATCAGTTGACCAAAAAGTAAACTATCTGGTAGGTAAACCGTTTACGATCAAGAGCAAAAATGAAGTGTATTCAAAAAAACTGACCAAAATATTTGGAGCAAAGTTTTTAAGAACACTGCATCATGTATCCCAGGACAGCGTAAACGGCGGAATCGGATGGATTTATTTTTATTATAACGATCAAGGTAAGCCAGAATTCAAAGGAATACCAGGATATCAGATCCTTCCATTCTGGGCAGATGAAGAACACACCATACTGGATTGTGCCGTTAGGGTATATCCGGTAGAAACATGGGAAGGTTTTACTAAAAAAATCATCAGCAAAGTTGAAATATACAAAGCTGATGGTGTTTGGCGGTATATTTACGATGATGGCGGACTGATAGAAGATATCGAAGCTGGGGCGCATGAATCTTATATCAGAGTAATGAACGGGCAGGGCGAAAATTCAGAATATAATTGGCTGAAAATTCCGCTTGTGCCGTTCAAATTCAATTCAAAGGAGATCCCGCTCATCCGAAGGGCAAAGTCACTGCAGGACAGTATCAATATCATTTTGTCAGAATGGGCAAACCGGATGGAGGAAGATCCAAGAAAATCCATCGTAGTATTGACAGAATATGATGGTCAGGATTTGGGAGAATTCCGAAGAAACCTGTCCACATACGGTGCAATCAAAATCCGAAAAGACGGTAATGTTTCTCTTCTGGAAATAGAGATCAACGCAGAAAACTTTGAGGCTATTCTCAAAACATTCAAAACAAAGCTGATTGAAAACACCCGCGGATTTGATGCCAAAGATGACCGCATGGGAAACAATCCAAACCAGATGAACATTCAGTCAGTGTATGCAGATATGGATCTGGACGCAAACGGAATGGAAACCGAGTACCAGGCAGCAATGCAGGAATTAGTCTGGTTTGTCAATCAGTATCTGTCCATGAAGGGTGAAGGTGACTTTTCAGATGAGGAAGTCACCTTTGTGTTTAACCGAGATATTATGGTAAATGAAGGTGAAATCATCACCAATATTTCCAATTCAAGAGACATCCTGTCCCGAGAAACCCTTGTTGAGCAGCATCCTTATGTTACCGATGCCAAAGCAGAAATGGCCAGAATCGAAAAAGAAGAACAGGACAACATGGAAAAGGCGCTTGGGTATAACAATGCTTTTTCCAAAAATAACTCAGGAAATCCAGGAGAACAAGCAAACCTGCAAAAATAAGAAAGGGGGAAGATCTTGAAGAACGCGGAATACTGGACAAGCAGATTTTTGGATTTGAAGAAAGAAACCGAAAATCAAACCTTTGAATACATGGAAACAGTTGAAAGAGAGTTTCGCAAGGCTTCCCGAAAAATACAGGCTGATATCCTGGTATGGTATCAGTGCTTTGCAGAGAACAATCAGATCACTCTGACCGAGGCAAAGAAACTGCTCAATTCCAGAGAACTGGAAGAATTAAGATGGACTATCGAGGACTATATCAAAGCAGGAAAAGAAAACGACGTTTCCGGTCAGTGGATAAAACAGCTGGAGAATGCTTCTGCGCGGGTACATATCAGCCGTCTGGAAGCGCTTCAAATACAGCTCCAGCAGCAGGCCGAAATCCTTTTTGGAAATCAAACAGACGAACTCGACAGTTTTTTACAGAGCATCTATACCGATCGCTATTACAGGTCTGCGTTTGAAATCCAAAAGGGAACCGGCATTGGCTGGACATTTCAGAAATTTGATGAAAGACAGCTCAAAACATTGTTGTCAAAGCCCTGGGCAGCGGATGGACAGAATTTTTCTGACCGAATTTGGAAAAACAAGCAGCTTTTATTAAATGAACTGCAAACAAATATGATTCAAGGAATCATCGGAGGGGAAAACCCGCAAAAGGCAGCACAGAGGCTTGCAAAAAGGCTGGACGTATCAGAACAGCGCGCAAGCCTTTTAGTGTATACAGAAAGCTCGTACTTCTCAGAACGGGCACAGCGGGACGTATACAAAGAGTTGGATGTAGAGGAATATGAACTTTTAGAAACACTGGACAGCCACACCTGCGAGATATGCGGTCCGCTGGATGGAAAAGTATTTCCAATGAGCCAATACCAGCCGGGTATCACAGCGCCGCCGTTTCATCCAAGATGCAGAGGAACAACCGTTCCGCATATTGATGATGATTATGGGGAAAGAGCAGCGAGAAACCACGAGGGCAAAACAATCTATGTGCCGGCTGATATGACGTATCAGGAATGGTATCAAACCTATATTGAAAAATCTCCGAAAAGTGGTATAATAAAACCATCGAAAGCAAAGCAGACATTAACCGATGATGAAGAATGGGCGCTCAACGAGTATATCAGCAGCGGCAGTTATAAAATCAATGCTCCTTTGCGTGAGGGGATTGAGCTGACACAGGAGCAGCAAGAACTTGTCAAAAATTTGGATTCTGCATTGGAGAAGATGCCAAAATATCAAGGGAAAACGATTCGTAGTTTGGTGATGAACAAAGAATCTCTGATTCAATTTGCAAAAGGACATAAAATTGGTTCAAAAGTTAGATATCCAGAATATATATCTGCTTCGACACGAAATGGTTATCATGATAACCCAACTGTTGTCTTGAATATATTATCGAAATCTGGAAGAGATATTCGGGAATACAATGAACAAGAAAGTGAGATTTTATTTAAGAGAAATTCCTGTTTTTGTGTTCTGAATGTAAAACTTCAAGATGGAATATTTGTTTTGGAAATGGAGGAAGTGTTATGATAACCTTTAAAGAATTTCTGGCGTTGTCGAAAGATGAACAAATAAAAATGTATGAACAACTGAACGACCATGATAAATTTCTTGCAAGAATGAATGATTGGAGTCCAGAAGGAGTAATTGTTGCAAAAGAATCGACTGATCCCAAAGATATACAAAGACAAGAAGAAATAATGAAACAGTTGGAAAAAGCAATTGAAGAAGGGAAAGTAAATCTGTTATAATCCTAAATTCAATAATCAAACCGTCCTTTATGGGGCGGTTTTTTTATACTCTTTTTACCGCGCCGCGGCGGAAAACAAACAGCGGCTTGCAATACTGGGACTGGCCAGAATAAAAGGAAAGCAGGAGGAAAAAGAAATGCTTGAGTTTTTAAAATCAATCCTTGGTGATGCTTATACTGAGGAAATCGATCAGAAAATCTCTGAGGAGGTGGGAAAAAGCTTTGTGCCAAAGAATGACTTTAATGGTGCAAAAGCAGAAATCAAAAGCCTGAGAGAACAGGTTACCCAGAGAGACCGTCAGCTGGAAGATCTCAAAAAATCCAGCGGAGACAATGAAACCTTAAGACAGCAGATTTCAACGCTTCAGAAAGAGAATGCAGATCAGGCAAAAAGCTTTTCTGAGCAGATTTCAAAAATGAAGCTTGACCATGCAGTAGAAAAAGCATTGACCGATGCAAGAGCAAAAAACATTACTGCAGCGAAAGCGCTTCTGGCGGATTTCTTAAAGGATGCAAAACTGGAAGAGGACGGAAAAACAGTAAACGGTCTGGGAGATGCAATCAAAAATCTTTGCGAAGGCGAAAGCACAGCATTTTTGTTTGACCGGAAATCGGAATGTGTACAGGTAGCGGGGGCAAAACCAGCCGCAGGAAGCACCGGCACAGCAGGAACAAAAGAATCCAGCTATCAGTCAAGATTGGACGAAGCAAGAAAGGCTGGAAAAAATGTTTCTGTAATTCAAATCAAAAGAGAAGCGGCAAAAGAAGGAATCATTTTAAACTAACATTACAGGAGGAATTTAAAATATGGCAGTATCAGGACTTGGAACCACATGGAACCTTCCAAACTATGCAGGCGAACTTTTTACAGCAGATACCAGTCAGACACCGTTCTTGACAATGGCAGGCGGTCTGACAGGCGGAATGATGACGGATAACTTTGAATTTCCAACGGCAATTCTTTTCGATATGCCAGATGCAGCACAGCCTAATATTTCAGAACAGGCAAGTGCTACAGCACCAGCAGCCTCACACGTTGATAGAAAGCAGGAAAGCAACGTTGTACAGATTCATCAGGAAGTTATCGATTTGACTTATGCTAAAATGTCAAACTCCGGAAGAATGAGTGGATTAAATACTGCAGGACAGCAGGCAAACCCAGCAAGTGAAGAGGATTGGCAGATCAATCAGAAGTTGATTAAAATTGCTAGAGATGTTGAGTTTTCTTTCCTGCAGGGAACATACAATAAAACAACTGATGGCAGTCAGGCAAACAAAACCAGAGGTATGATTGAGCTTGCAAAAACAGTTTCCCATATCGAGGGTGGATCAAAACTGTTGACTGTAGATATGATGAAAGAACTGTTCCTTGAAATGGCAAACAATGGTGCATATTTCAACAATATGGTTCTATTCTGCGGTGCTTTCCAGAAACAGCTGATTACTTCTCTGTATGAAAAGCAGCTGGGATATAACGTTGGCGCAGCTCGTAATGTTGGTGGTATGAATGTTACAGAACTTGAAACCGATTTTTGCAAAATGGGAATTGTTTGGGATAGATTTATGCCAGAAGATACAATCCTTGTTGCTGATATGGCTCATGTTGCTCCGGTATTCCAGGAAGTTCCGGGAAAGGGCGTTCTGTTCGTGGAAGACCTTGCCAAAACAGGCGCATCTGACAGCAAACAGATTTATGGTCAGATTGGTCTGGATCATGGCCCTGCATTCCTGCATGGTGTAATTACAGGACTTGCAACAACAGCAGCCGCAGCAGCAATGACAGGAAAAGCGGTAACAGGAAAGGCAGTAGTAGACTAATACAGCGAAAGAGGGAATCTGAATGGCTTACGAAAAGCAAACCTGGGTAAACAATGAAACAGTCATCACAGCCGAGATGATGAACCATATCGAGGAAGGAATTGTAGCTGCTGAGCAGGGAACAATGGGACCTGCAGGACCGCAGGGTGAACAAGGACCAGTGGGACCAAAGGGAGACACAGGAGAACGGGGACCACAAGGGGAAAAAGGTGAGAAGGGCGATACGGGAGCACAGGGACCGGCAGGGAAAGATGCTGTTTTAACTCCGGCAACAACCGAAGCAATTGGAGCTGTTAAGATGGCGGCAGCAGTACCGGATACGGCAGCGGCTCCGACCAAAGAGGAATTTAACGCGCTGCTTGTTTCCCTGCGCGCTGCGGGAATTGTGTCCCCGACCTAGAGGCAGGACGATGAAAGAACAGGTTTTAAAACTGCTTTCCTGTTTTGGTGTCACAGGGGCTGACAGTGACCCGCTGATTGATTTTGTGATAAATCTCGTAGAAGATACTATAAAAAACAAAATCAATCAGGAAACGATTCCGGAGGGACTGCATACAATCGAGGTATATCACATTGCCGGACAGTATCTCATGCTGAAAAAGTCATCGGGACAGTTGGAAGACAGCGGATTTCAGATTGAACAGGCAGAAAAATCAATTCAGGAAGGGGATACCAGCGTCAGCTTCGGCGAGGAAACCATGACGGCGGAATACCTGATTAACTATCTGGCAGGCTACGGGGAAGACCAGCTGAACCGGTACAGAAAGCTGGTGTGGTAATGTCGTGGAAGTTAAGACAGGAAAGAGCGCTGCGAAAAATCTGGAAAGACCGATGTACAGTAATCATCAGAGTAACAAAGAAAGATGAAATCAGCAAATTAACCGACTTTGACGAGGAAATCCTTTTTGAAGATGAACCGTGTAAACTTTCTTTTGAATCTCTTTCG